CTGGGAAGACTTCTGGCATAACGAAGAATCTTCTTAACCTTTCATTTATATTTGCTACACATATCTTAAGTAAGAACTGTAACATATTGATACAATAGTTCTAAATACATAATCATAAGGAGCTTCCCATGTCAGACAAAGAACTATCCGACCTGTCGGTTACAAGAACCGAGTGTCCCAAGTGTGGGGCGGTCTGGATTAATGGACAGCACTACTGGTCTGGCACAGGCAAGATAGGAAATGAATTAGACCTCGCTGGATTAGTATGTAATAAATTAGGTAACTTCCAATGCATCAATCCTAAGCGTGGAATGGATGGTGGCGATACTTGGGCAAAACGTCTTGAAGATTTAGAAAATGATGGTCCGGAGATGAATAATAAATAGTTAAGAAACTATTTGTCATGGCACAAAAGAAAAAGGGTGGTAGTTTTGTTGGGTTTGATTACGGAGCGCCTAAACCAAAAGATTCTAAACTAAGACCGGATCAGATATATCTCGGCAACCCTCTGCTAAAGAAAGCAGGTGTCGAGCAACAGTTCACACAAGAACAGGTAGACGAGTTTATTAAATGTAGGCAGGATCCTGTTTATTTTACTAAACGATATGTCCAGATTGTTAACGTGGACGAAGGTCTCGTACCTTTCTCTATGTGGGACTTTCAAGAAGATCTAATTAGGAAATTCCACAAAAACAGATTTAATATTGCTAAGCTACCACGTCAGACTGGAAAGTCTACAACAGTGGTATCTTATTTGCTGCATTTTATTCTTTTTAATGACAATGTTAACGTAGGTATTCTAGCAAACAAAGCATCTACATCGAGAGATTTGCTAGGTAGACTACAGACAGCATACGAGAACTTACCTAAGTGGTTACAGCAAGGTGTTCTTGTTTGGAACAAAGGTAACATCGAACTAGAGAATGGATCTAAGATTCTTGCTGCTTCTACCTCAGCATCTGCTGTTCGAGGCATGTCATTTAACATCATCTTCCTAGACGAATTTGCATTCGTTCCAAACCATGTTGCTGACGATTTCTTCTCCTCTGTATATCCTACTATTTCATCTGGTAAGACAACAAAGATTATTATTATCTCCACGCCATATGGTATGAACCACTTCTATAAGATGTGGATGGATGCTCAGAATGGTCGTAATGAATATGTGTGGTCTGAAGTTCATTGGACTCAAGTACCAGGAAGGGATGAGAAGTGGAAAGAACAAACAATTAAAAACACGTCCGAACGACAGTTTACTCAGGAGTTTGAGTGTGAGTTCCTGGGTTCGGTTGATACACTTATCTCAGCATCTAAGTTAAAATCACTTGTCTTTGAGACACCGATAAGCAGAAATAAAGGATTGGATATTTACGAAAGACCAGACGAGAAAGCTGAGTATGTTATTACTGCTGACGTTAGTAGGGGTATCGGCGGAGATTATAGTGCTTTCATTATTTACGACATCACCACTGTCCCTTACAAGATTGTCGGAAAGTATAGAAACAACGAAATAAAACCAATGCTATTCCCAAACATCATTAACGATGTAGCAAGAGCATATAACAATGCTTGGGTACTATGTGAGGTCAATGATGTGGGAGACTCTGTGGCGTCTATTCTAAACTTTGATCTGGAGTATCCTAACGTTCTTATGTGTGCCATGAGAGGACGGGCTGGTCAGATTGTAGGACAAGGATTCTCTGGCAACAAAACACAACTAGGTGTCAAGATGAGCGTCACTGTGAAAAAACAAGGATGTGCTAACCTAAAGCAAATTGTAGAAGATGATAAGTTATTGTTCCGAGACTACGAGATCATCAACGAACTGACTACATTCATCCAGAAGAAACAATCGTTCGAGGCTGATGACGGATTCCACGATGACCTTGTAATGTGTATGGTTATCTTTGCCTGGTTAGTTCAGCAGGACTACTTCAAAGAACTTACAGACAATGATGTTCGCCAAAGAATATACGATGATCAAAAGAATCAGATCGAACAAGATATGGCACCTTTTGGATTTATCACTACTGGTCTAGAAGGTGATGAGGGATTTGTTGCTGATGGTTCTATATGGGAATACGGGCAGACTCAGGAAGAGATGTCTTATATGTGGGAGTGGAGATAATGAATTTTGATCTAGATCATTTACTTTTCCAGGAACGTAAATGTAGAGTTTGTGGAGAAACTAAAAATTTAATGAATGATTTCTATCTCACTCGTAAAGATCGTGGGTCTGTAGCATCAGCATATTCATATGAATGTAAGCAATGCTGTATTTGCAGGGTATCTAATGTTAGAAAAGCTGAGTCTGTAAAGTGGGAGTATCCAGACTGGTAGTTCACGCCAAGTTTCCCCAGTCAAAGAGTAGGAAATAATAAATAATTTCAGATTCAAATGGATACCCGAGGAATTTAAACATGGCAAGTCAAATCTCGCCTGGTATTTTATTAAGAGAACGTGATATTACAACGGCGACAATTGTAGGTGCTCAGGCACTTACTGGTGCCTTCTCCACCACTTTCTCTAAGGGTGAAGTAGGCGTTATTACAGAGATTGATTCACAGAGAGCACTACTAGATACGTTCGGTCTTCCCGTAGAAGGAAATGCCGAAGACTGGTTGGTTGCTTCTGAGTTTTTAAACTACGGCGGAAGACTCGCTGTGGTTAGAGCAGAGACTGATGGAATCAGAACTGCTTCTACTGCTACTGTTGATCCTGATTACAAGATTAACACTCAGGCAGATTTTGTAGGACAAACAATTAACGAACTATTCCTTGCCAGAACTCCTGGTAGATGGGGTAACTCCGCTCAAGTTGTAGTTGCTGACCGTGGTGCTGATGTTTATGTAGAGTTTGGTTCCGCCCCTCTAGATGCTTCTCAGAATCCACTAGCACCTGGCGATACCGTATCTTTCAGCAACGGTTCGACTGGTACTGTTCTTTCTTATGAAGCATCCATGACAGAATGGAAAGCTGCTATCGTCCTAGACGATCCTTTGGCAGAACCTGCTGTTGGCGATTTCCTTCAGGATGACAATCTAGATCCAATCGCTTCTATTACCAACGATGCTGGAGTAGAAGCAGGTAGAACTCCTGGTTCTTATCTTGGTTTAACTGCTGATGGAGACACCAAGGGTGCTACCTTCGATGTAGTTGTTGCTTCTGACACTAACGGTGAAGCTGCTACAGGTTCTGCTTCTGCTATCACCAATGCTTCTTCTCTAACTAGTGTTGTCGGTGGAACTGCTGTTCTAGCTGGTGGCGGTACTTTAACATACAACACCGATATCGCTGGCGTATTCACATTCGTGAGTTTTGCTGGTGGTGCTGGTTACACTCCCGGACAAGTCATTGCTGTTACTGATGGTGATCTAGGCGGAACCGGTGGCCTTACTTTCGATCTTACTGTTGATACCGTAGTCGAGTTCGGTGGTGCTGTTACTGTAACTCTAAACGCTGTTGGAGATGGTTATTCCGATAACGAGGAACTAACTCTTCTTGGAGCTGCTACTGGTGGCGGATCTGATATCATCGTTACCGTAACAACTACAGAGAATGACACAGCAATCACTGATGTCTACGACTGGTGGACTAACACCACGATTACAGTAGGATCCCAAGAACTCGCCCTAAACAACTTGGGTGTTCGCCCCGGCACTTCTGCTTATGCTTCTGCTAGAGGTATCGAGTTTGATGAAGTTACAGTTGCTGTAATTGATGTTGACGGTAAGATTTCCGGAACTGTCGGTAATGTTCTAGAGAGAATTAGTTCTCTATCTAAACTAACCGATGGTCGTTCGACTGAAAACGGTGCTATCTACTACAAGGACATCATCAACGATGAGTCTCAGTACATCTATGCTGGTGCTGACACTGTAACTCCTGTCGTTACTGCTGGTAAGGAAGTATGGGGTCAAGACAGCGATGATCTATCCCTAGGCGATAAGTTCCAAATTGTTGGAGTGTATACTAAGCAATTTGGTTTTGGTGCCGACGATTATCTATATGACGCTGCTGATATCCAAGCTGCTTATGATGTATTTGCTACTGCTGACCAGACTGAACTAGACTTCATCCTAATGGGTGGTTCCATGGGAGATGAAGATTCTACTAAGTTAAAGGCTGCTAAAGTAGTTAGCATCGCTGACGCTAGAAAAGATTGTGTTGCTTTTGTATCCCCACATAAAGGTAATCAGATTGGTACTGGAGGAGTTTCTCTATCAACCGCTGCTCAGAAGACCAACACAATTAACTTCTTCCGTTCGCTACCTTCCACATCCTACGCTGTATTCGATTCCGGATACAAGTATCTATATGATAGATTCAATGACAGATTCCGCTACATCCCATGTAACGGCGATGTTGCTGGTCTCTGTGTATCTACCTCTCAGCAGCTTGCTGACTGGTATTCCCCTGCTGGTGTTGCCAGAGGAGCACTCAAGAATGCTATTAAACTAGCATACACTCCTTCTCAGGCTGATAGAGACGATCTCTACACCAACAGAATTAACCCCATTACCATTCTTCCTGGTACTGGTGTTACTCTCTTCGGAGACAAAACCGCTTTAGCATCCACAAGTGCCTTTGATAGAATCAACGTCCGTAGACTCTTCCTCAACCTTGAGAAGAGAGTTGAAAGACTTGCTTCTGGAGTTCTCTTCGAACAGAAC